TTGCACTAGACGATGTTTCTTCACAAGGAATTTGTTCAAGTGGTGCTGGGTTAGAAGCTGGTAGAATCAAAAGAGCTGCTTATCAATTTGCTCTTAAAATGAGCGAAAGTGCTAAACTTGATTTCACACCAACTGCTTCTAAAGGATTGCCTGATGTTCAAGTAAAACAATTTTTAGAAGGTGGTGCAAAAGGTGCTACTTTAGCTGCTGATTATATTTCTGCAATGTTAGAATTAGAAAGTATTAGTGCAAACTTTGTACTTCCTCTTTTTTCTAGAGATGCTTCTGCTGATATTGCTGATGGACTAACTGACAGTGCATCTACATATTCAATTGACGCTATCCATGCTTCAACTAAAAATCACATACTTAAAATGAGTACTGCTAAAATTAAAAGAAATAGACTTGGATTCTTGAGTTTTCAGGGAAGTTATGCTGATGCTAAAGCTAAAGCCGGATCAATGGCTAATGCTAGAATTTCAATGGCAATGCAAAAATCAAGTCAAGTAGATTCTCAAGGTGCAATTAAAAGTTTCGCACCATGGCACACTGCTGCAATTGCATGTGGAATGCAAGCTGCTGGTTTTTACAAAGCAATTATAAATAAATTTGCAAACGTAATTAGTTTTCAAGATCCATCTGGATTTGATTCCGGTAGTCCTGGAGATATTGAATCTGCATTGGATGCTGGACTTCTTTTCTTAGAAAAAGCAGTTATTGGAAACAAATGGGTTTCTGATCAAACTACTTATGGTGTTGATACAAATTTTGTATACAATTCAATTCAAGCTATGTATGCTGCTGATTTAGTTGCTCTTGATCTTTCTGAAAGTTTTCAAGTTGCATTTGTTGGTCAGTCATTAGCGGATATCGATGCTTCAACAGCAATTTCATTTTTAGCTTCTAAAATGGATACATTTAAGAAACAAAAACTTATTGCTGCTTCTGACGATGCACCTTTAGGGTTTAAAAATGCTAAAGTAAGTATCAATGGACCTATCATGGAAGTAAGTGTTGAAATTAAATTAGCTACTGCGATCTTGTTTATCCCAATTACAATTGAGATTAGTCAAGTATCAAGCAGCGCAAGTATATAAGATAAATAATAAGGAGATATAAAAATGGCAAAGGCAAAAGTATTCACAGGCGCAAGAGCTAAGGTTTACGTAGATGACATTTTAGTAGGAATTTTCGATAGCTGTACATATGCAGTAAATGTCGGAGCTGAACCAATTCATATTTTAGGTAGATATAGCCCATCAGAAATTACACAAACTTCCTATGAAGCTGTTACTGTAAATTGTTCAGGTTTTCGAATTATTGGAAATGGTGGACACGTTCTTCCAAAAATGCCAAAACTTCAAGATCTTTTAAATTTGGAAACAATTACATTGGCAATGGTTGACAGACAAAAAGAAGACAATGTACCTATCATGGTAGTACAAAATTGTATCCCCATCAATTATTCTACTGGAGCAAATGCAAAAGCAAGTTCAAGAATTCAAGTTACCTACATGGGAACTCATGTATTTGACGAAAGTGGAGAACAAGACGAAGGTGATGGAGTAAACTTACCATAATTTAACTTTATCTTTAATTTTTAAAGTGTTGGGGATGTTTCAGTGGATGATAATAAAATGATATACGACCTATTAAAAGAAGTTCGTGAAGATCAAAAAAAGCAAGGCGATGAGCTTAAGGAACAAAGCAAATGCCTTATTAATGTGCAAAGTGATCTTAAGTATCATATAAAGCGTACAGACATGCTCGAAGATCTTCATAAAGATAATCAAAAAAAAATAGAATTAAGTGAAAAAAGAATAGACTTATTAGAAGAACCCAATAAGGTTAGTAAATATTTAATTGAAAAATGGAAATATTGGACTGCTGCAATAGTGCTAATATCAACAATCGTTGGATTGGCAATCAAAATAAAAGGATTATAGTAGACCTTAATTAGGTCTATTTTTTTATAATATCGGAGTCATACGGTTGACTCTTAGAGGATTAGGACAAGGCAATGGCAATTGAGCGATGGTGGAGAGCTATTGCTGCACAGTCGTTTATATCAGACGGTACAACTGGCGGCGATATACAAATAGACGACCTTTGTAAGTTCAAGGTAAAACAAAGAGTTGTTATATCTGCTATTGGTGAACCCGAAAAAGTCCTAGAAATAAAAAGAATTTGTTCCCCAACTTTAATCAAGGTTGGTCCTGTCGGCGGCAACATCAAAGCCGTCACCGATATCACAGCATATACAGTCGCAAAATTAGCATCTATCCGTGCCGAAGAGCAGGGTCGCCCTCCCATTGACTCAAAAGATACAATGAGAGCTACTTACGAAGAAGAGCCAACGGTAGCTTGGAGAAATGTATTGGTAGATTGTCTTGGTGATTTTTACGATAAAGACAATAGATTTCCAGTAGATGCAGAAGTAAGTGTAGGTGAAATCAATATAGATTTACCTAATGCTGAAGGTTTTACGGTATTAGATGTTCTTACTAAAGATACAGAAGAAAGTTTTACATTTCCAGATAAATTACAATATTATAGAGTAAAGGTAAGGAACCATGAAGATGTGTTAAAAATAGGTCTTTCTGCTGGAGATATAGCTTCTGGAGACTATAAGACAGTAGATAGGGGAAATAGTTTCGAACCTGACCATCCTAATGACTTTCCAGATGGTTACACTTTATATTTCGAAACAAAAACAAAAAATAACATGAAATTAGAGATAGAGTATTGGTATTTTAGTTAAAATAACAATCTTTAGAGTATTAACAGGGAAAGCTGGGAAGCTTATTAGGAGGAAAACACATGAGTTTTAACAAATTAGTATTCGACACGACCGATGCAGAGACAATTGCAGATAGTCACCATGTCGGATCGCACACATTATCTGGTGCAGGTGATCTTATCACATCTGGTGATAATGATAATGACAATTTATCTACAACCCTTATTGAAGGTTTAGATGTAAGAGGTTTTAATTACATTTACGATTCAGTAGGTGATAATTGGGATAGATTACAAGGTGTAAATGGAGCTGTAAAAGTCTATATTGACGATGGAGACTTTGAAGTTGATGTAGTAATTAATGCTGAAAAAGCAGAGGATTCAATTCACACTACTGGAGACATTGGTAACTTTGTTCTAGGAATTAGGATCGATGATATTACTGCTGATAACAGTGCTCAACAAGCCGGTACAAATGGTGATTATCAAGCATTTTTTATCAATGATAAGGGTGAACTTTATGTAAAAGACGCTGATGTTCTTTCACAATTAGTTACGATTGATGCCGTTTTAGATTCAATTAAAGTTGATACTGGTGATTTGGTAGTTGATCTTGCAGCTATTGAAGTTGAATTATTAGATCAAGGGACAACTTTAGATGCTATCAATACAAATATTTCTGATATTGAAGTAATATTGAATGCACTTTCTCACAATGAGGACGATCCTCATGTAAGTGGAGATGCTGGTTTTCAAGCATTGTCAGTAAGAATTGATGATATTAATTCTCCACCCGTTGGGTCATTAGCTGGAGCTGAACTTGACTATCAATCATTACATACAGATGCCAAGGGTCAGCTTTATGTAACAATTTCCGATCCTATTGAAGTTAATGATGCTGCTCTTGCTAATACTGCAATTCTTCACTCACAGAAACCTGCTGCTGCTGACGATACTGCTGAATCTGCTCTTGCATCTGCTTTAGCTGGTCGAAAATATTTATTCCTTGCTAATGAAGGAAATAAGATGAAAGCTATTGGAGCTGCTGGTGTAACAATTGCCACTGGATTTCCAATCCATCCAGGTTCTTATTTAGAGCTTAGAGCCGGTGCTGCTGTAGATGTTAAATTTGCTGCTAGAAAAGCTGCTGGATCTGATTTACGTGCTCTTGAATTATCTTAACAAAAAATAGAGGGTATAGCCTTCTATTAAATAAAAAGGGGAGAGCAATCTCCCCATTTTTTTAGGAGATTATATGCAAAATTCATTTACAGAAGAAGATAAACAAAAATTTATTGACTTCTTAAATTCTGTGGCAATTCATGCCGAATTCAAATTAAAGACAAAAGAATTGTGTGATTATTTTAAGCTTCTTGCCCATATGCAGCAAGTTATGTTACGTAAAATAGATGCTAATATATTAGAAGTTAAAAATGTTGGTATTTATGATCAAGAAAAGTATGACGCTTCAGTACAAGAAGAAGCTAAAGAAAAAAAGAAATCAGCAAAAAAGACGAGTAAATAATGTTGCAGCCCCTAGATGGTCCATCCAGACAATTTCAAATAACTGCTAATACGACAACTCCTCAAGAATTAAAAAGAGATGCCAGTGCTTTGGAAGAACGTAAGGTTATTACTGTTCAAGCAATTGATGGTAAGATATGGATTTATTTTGCTGATGAAACAGAGACTGTTACTGCTGGAAATGTAAGTAGTAAAGGTTTTTTACATTTTAGTAAAGGTAAAGAAACTTACGAAGCCTCTAATACTCAAAAAGTGTACATACTAGCATTTGCTGGCACTGTAGATGTTCGTGGAGCGGAGAGAGCGTAATGTCTAAAAGGGACGAATTTAAACCAGTTGCAGAGGAAATCTATTTAGACAATAGTAATATTGATTGCATAGAAAATGCTGATAACGTCCAAGACGGAATGGCTGAAATTTGTCAAAGAACTGCTTTGGCAGCTAGTCCTGGTA